TGGTAGATATTTAGAAGGTACTGGTTCTGCTGCAAATAGTGGCACATTTACCTTGTATGGTGTTTCTGATGCAAGCGACCAAACAGCAAGTACATTTTCTAATGGTGAATTTTATATACCAAATTATGCAAGCGCAAATTACAAATCAACTTCATCTGATTCAGTACAAGAAAATAATGCAACTGCCAGCAGAGCTGTTTTAGTCGCTGGCTTGTGGAGTGATGTTGCTGCTATTACCTCAGTAACTTTTACACCTGCTGGCGGGTCTTTTGTTCAATACTCAACCGCTTACCTATACGGAATCAAAAACTCATAAGGAGAAACAATGCCAACTAAACTAATAATCAACTGCGAAACTGGAGAGCAAACTGAGGTGGAATTAACTGCCGAAGAAATCGCTCAAAGAGAAGCAGACGCTAAGGCGTATGAGGCTGACAAAAAGGCTAAAGAGGTTGAGGCGGCTGCTAAGGCAGACGCTAAAGCAGAACTTTTAGTTAAGTTAGGTATCACCGCTGAGGAAGCTGCTTTACTTCTTTCCTAATGAAACCATGGTTGTCAAAGGCGGCGACACAGCTGCGGGAACAAATAGATGACTCATACCCGAACCGCGTTCGTCGGAGTGATGGGTGGATTGCTGATTTGCGTCATCAACAAGCAGGTAAAAGCGACCACATACCCGACCCAAAAGCCAATTTCGTCGTTAGAGCAATTGACATTGACGCTCGCCTTTCTGACAACAAAGGGGATTCAATCTATTTGGCAAATCAGCTTAGACTCTACGCTAAAGATTACGGACGCATATCTTATGTAATTCACATGGGCATGATTGCTTCCCCAATATTGAATTACAAATGGAGAAAATATAGGGGCTTTTCACCTCATACCCATCACATACATTGCAGCTTTAGGAAAAACCAAGATAACAATTCAGATTTCTTTGACATACCACTACTAGGGGGTAAAAATGAATAGCAAGACACTAGCCGTAATTAACTCATACGCACGCAGCGCATTTGTTTGTTTGGCAACCGTATATGTAACAAATCCTTCAGGTTCATTTGATGATATTTGGAAGGCATTTTTAGTGGCTTTTGCAGCACCTCTATTAAGAGCTTTAAATCCAGACGACACAGCATTTGGCATAGGCAGTAAAGAGTAATGTCAGCCCTTGAGTGGGCTGGCTTTGCAGCTGGAGTTACCACAACATTGATTGGCGTACTAGCTGGTATGCGTTGGCTAGTTAAAGGTTGGCTTAATGAATTGCGTCCGAATTCTGGAACAAGTTTAAAAGACCAAGTGACACGCCTTGAACAAAGACTAGATGAACTCTTTATTGTCATAACTAGGAAGTAAAATAAAGCCATGGCAAACACACGCAAACGCAAAAAGATTAACAGGCGCGTAGTTCGTAGGTCACCTGAGCCATTGTCTAAACTTGATGTTTTCATGATTACAAAACATGAGATTTACAAAGCAGCAAAAAAGGCTGGATTCAGCAATGAAGTAGCTTGGTTTTTTATGCAAGAAAACAATGCACTTCCTGATTGGGTGAGCAATGATAAGCCCGACGCTTTGATTCCTCGCATTGACCCAACAGAGGACGAGGACGAATAACTTGAAAAAGGTCGCTTTTATCAGCGATTTACAGTCACCGTTTTTTGATGAAAAAAGCGTGAAGGTAGTAGGAAAGTTTTTAGCTAAATGGAAGCCTCACCAAACAATTCAAATTGGTGATGAGATTGACCTTCCTCAGCTTGGTGGATTTAATGCAGGAACTATTGACGAGATGGTTGGAAACCTAGATGATGATAGAAGTCTTACCCAAGATGTACTTCAGTACCTTGGTGTAACAGATGTTGTAGGTAGCAACCATGGAATCAGACTTTACAGGTCAATTAAAAAAAGACTCCCAAGTTTTCTCAACTTACCCGAAATGCAGTATGAGCGTTTTATGGGATATGACAAACTCGGTATCAACTTTCACCCACATGGACTTGACTGGGCAAGTGGTTGGACGGCAGTTCATGGGGACGCTTTCCCTCTTAGCCAAGTTGGTGGACAAACAGCCTTAAACGGGGCAAGAAGGCTAGGAAAGAGCGTGGTCTGTGGACACACTCACAGACTAGGGCTAGCAGCCTTTACAGAGGCTTCCAGAGGTCAATTAGGGCGTACTGTATGGGGATTAGAGCTCGGAAATTTAGTTGACCTTGCTTCAAGCGGTATGGCGTACACAAGGGGTTATGCCAATTGGCAGCAAGGATTTGCGGTTGCCTATGTCAAAGACCGTAAAGTTCAAGTAATTCCTATTCCTATCAACAACGGCACATTTATATTTGAAGGCAAGCTGTATGGGTAGGCAGACTGATTACGAGCCTAGAGGTATTGATGAACAGATTGATGTTATAGACGAATCAGGTTTATTGTAACAAAAGCGTTATAGAACACGCCCATGGCTGGGGTTGTAAATGTCAGCCCCAAGCCTCATGCTTTTCCTATCAAGTTAACGGGACTTGGTATGAAAGGAAAAGATGAAACTAACAGCTAACGACTTTGACCGATTGACAGAAACTCAAATGGAGTGGAACTCAATTGCAGATTGGAAAGAACAAGCGTTCCGATTTGAGGACACAATCAATTGGAATCATAAGTTCATTTTTTGGACTGAAAACTATGCCTCAGCTTTATTGGCAACAGAATATCTTAATCAGCAAGGCTTTGATTACAGCATTTCTTATGACGAATCAATAAGCCAATATTGCTTTACAACCGATTACTCAGGTTCTTGGTATGGTGCAGGAGTTAAATCATGAAAATTAACGGACTGACAGTTTTATGGTTCATGATTGCTACTGGATTGATTGCATACGCACTTAATCTGCTAAAACGCGAATCCTATAACAGCGGTTATTGGAGAGGCAGGGCGATTGGTTGGGAATCTCATAGACGATTAACCAACATACAGAAAAAATCAGACGAGGTGTTTGACTATGAAAAGAACTGAGGAAATCCTTGATGAAGTCCAACTCATACTCACAGACCGAGGCAATATTTACGGAAATGCGGGAGAAAATCACCGACGAATTAGCGAACTCTGGTCAGGCTATTTGGACACTTACATTTCGCCTGAACAGGTCGCAATGGCAATGCTGCTCGTCAAAGTCGCACGCCTTAGTCAAACAAGTAATCATGACGACTCACTCCGAGATTTGCTTGGATACGGAATCATTTACCATCAAATCGTTAGAGAAATGAGAGGTGAAAATGATGGCATTTGATTTGGAAAACTACATGACTGCTGAGGAAAGAATTGAACTTTTTGCAGCTGATAATCCAAACATGCGCATGGTTTCTCACCATGACATTACAAGTGATTGGGTATTTGTGAGGGTTTGCATTTACAAAAATGCTGAGGACACAGACCCTTGGGCAAGTGGTCTTGCAGGTGAAAACCTTAAGACACAATTTGCAATTGAGAAAGCAGAAACAAGTGCTTATGCAAGGTCTATAACAAACCTTGGTTTGAGTAAATACTCTACAAAGAAAGACGGCACTAAAGCCCCAAGAGCTAATAGAGCTGAGATGGAAAAAGTTGTGCCATTTACTCCTAGGTATGGTGCAGTTGGCAGTCGTAGCGCAGCGGTGGAACAGGTTTTGAGAACTTCCTTTGATACCCCTGAAGTTAAGGCTGCCATCAACAAAGAGCCAATTCCTTGGTCTGTTGGTGATGTTGTTGATTCATTACCAAACTCAACACCTAAGCCACCACCTGAGTGCCAGCATGGTCATGTCCTTAAACAAGGTGTAAGTTCTAAAAATGGAAAACCTTATTACGGATATGTATGCGCTCAAGCTACTTGCCCCGCTTTATGGGCTAAAGTCACAAGTAATGGGCATTGGTATTTTGAGGACACCGAAAATGGCTGATATGGAAATGATTGACCCTAACGGAGTCAGAGCAACCTTTTCAGATGAAGGCATTGTTGTAGATGTAGTCCCACTTTCTGAGTGTTGCGAATTATGTAATGACCCACGCATGATTGATGTTAATGGGATTAAAACTTGCCCATTTTGTCACAACATTAACATTATTGAATTAAATCATCATGGGTAATAAGTCCGATTGGGATTTGGACTTAAGGTTTGGTCAAGAGGGTGAGGTTGCAGCCAACGCCCTTTTGACCGCACCGATTGAAACAGTTGAAGTTAAGCGGGATAGACGGTGGAAGGATACTGGCAATCTTTACATTGAAACAGATTGTTGGTCAGATGTCAGACAAGAGTGGTACTGGTCAGGTATTACAGTAACCAAGGCAACTCATTGGTCATTTGTCCTTGAGGATATATTGATAACAGTTCCCACAGACAAAATAAAACTAGCTGTAAAAACCTATGGCATATTTAAAGAAATGAATCGTCCAAAATATTCAACAAGGGGTTATTTGATAACAGTAGATAACCTTTGCAGGGTTGCCTTTGTCTGACCTGACTTGGGTATTTAAATGTAATAAATGCGCTAAACCTATGCTGTTTTATGAAAAAGCAGGGTTTGACGCAGGTGAGGAAAATGTGGTTGTTATGTGTGTCAAATGCCATAACACAGGGGTAAAGGCTAGAATTGAGGCTATAACTGATATGGCAGTTGTCCGTTGCACTAAATGTGGGGCATGGAAAATGGAAAGCGGTAACTGCTACACACTATGCAAAAAGACCAATGCCCCGAGTGTCTAGGGTATAACACAAATACAATTACAGCTGGTAGGGAGTATCTACATGACTGCAATAACTGTAAACACAAATGGGTTGAAGGATACGGATAACACCCATGATATTGATTGGGCTTATCAAAACAAGCTAAGGCAGCAATGGTTAAAAAACAATCCACATGCTGTGTATATTGGTTGGACTTCAATATGACATGCCGTCTGACCTGCGGTTATGGTGAAGCCTATTGACAGGTTGAGTACACTATCAGCAAGCGACGCGCCTAAGAGCGCGAACGCTAGCCGCCTTAGCGGATTGCTAGCGAGTTCGTTGCTGCTAGTTATTGGGGCAGCTGTATGCTTATTGTTGATTAGCATTGTCTTTAAAAAAATTGATTCCGTTTCTGCCTATCATTACAAACCAGTAACCATGATTTCCTACAAAGAGTATGCACTTCTAAAGATAGAAAGTAATAAACAATTTAAATGTTTGTCACAGCTGTATGGTAAAGAAAGCGCATGGAATCCTAATGCTCAGAACGGTAGTCACTATGGTATTCCACAAGGTAAGAGCAAGTATCTATCTACTCTTAATGGTTATCATCAAATTGATTGGGGTCTTGACTATCTGTTTCATAGGTATGGTGTTGATACCAATGGCTATACTAATGCGTGTAAAGCATTACAACACTTTAAGACTAAAGGGTGGCATTGAGTAAAGCAGCACTTGGTTCGGGTAGATGGAAAGAGGTAAGGCTTAGGGTCTTAGCTCGTGATGGTTACACATGTGCATACTGTGGGCAAGAGGCTGACCAAGTTGACCATGTTCAATCGCGTGTGAGTGGCGGAAGCATGTTTGACCAAGACAATTTAGTTGCGTGCTGCCGTCGTTGCAATCAATTGAAAGGCGCAAAAGGTGCAAATACCCTTTTTTTTAGGTCAGGTTCTAC